CCCTTGGCATTCTTCAGACGTTTGGCAGAAGAACCATATGACTGCTGTAGCAGATAAAAATTATGTTGAATTAGATGACTTAGATAAAATTAAAAACACAATGTCAGATAAAAATGCAATGAGATTATTGCCTATATTACAAGAAATTTTACCTTTTATAAAGTTTTGTGTCGAAGAAGTTATGCAAGACAAAAACAGATACTATTTAAAAAATTGGTTAAACATAAGTCCAAAAAGCCAACGTTTACCACCACATAGTCATCAAGGTACATATCACGGATATTGGGTAATTAACGACACAGGAACACAAACCATATACAATATAGACGATGAAGATTTTCCTGTAGATAACTTTAACGGTAACTTTATGTTTGGTCCTGCAGATGTACGGCACACACTAACACCAAATCCAGCAGATGCATTGCGAATAAGTTTAGGCTTTACAATTTTTAATGAACAAGAATTCCGAGAACAAGAGAAATATCCAGAGGCTATTTTTGACGAGTTAGGAGCAACTGTGAATCGATGGGAAATGATTCATCTTAGGGAGGATCTAAAAGAGTTAGTGAGGGCAAGAAATGACAAAAAGAGTTAAACCAATATGGGAAGGTGGTAAAGTACACCCTGATTCTCCTAACAAAGTTTTTTGTACAGCACCTTGGACTCATACATACATAAGTCCTCAATCAGAAAGACGTATGTGTTGTGCTAGTAGGGAAGAACATAAGTTTCAGAAGCAATATATAGATGCCAGTAACGATGAAAAATATGGAGAAGTAAAAGACTCTGGAAACATAGAAGATTATAAAGCAAATATTGTTACATTAAAAGAACATTGGAATTCACCTTATATGATGGACATTAGAAAGAAACTAATGGCAGGTGAACAAATTCCACAATGTGATGTGTGCAATGACAGTATATTGAGCCAAAGTACATACAGACAATGGTTTACAGGATTTCTATTTCAAGACAAAATAGACAAATGCTTTGAGGAGACAGATGACGATGGAAGAACTACAATGGAGCCTATCTCTTTTGATTATAGGGTTAGTAATTTATGCAATTTTAAATGCCGTATGTGTGGCGAACAACTCAGTAGCAGTTGGGAAACGGAGAAGAGGAAACACGGTCATTGGTCACCTGAGAACCAACCGTTTATGGTTCCTGAGAACAAGAAGATTATCGAGAAGTTTCAAAAAGAAGTAGTTGAAGAAGAATTTTGGGATAGTATTTGTAGAGGTATAGTAGAAGAAATATATTGGGTTGGCGGCGAACCATTAATGTATGATATACATTGGAAGGCTATGGATAGATTAGCAGAAGATGATAACTTACGCAAAGTACATTTACGTTACAACAGTAACCTAAGCAGAGTGAGATATGGTAAGCATTACCTATATGACTGGTTGCCACAAGCAAAAGATTGGACTATGTGTGCCAGTATAGATGGTATAGGTTTAATAGGCGAGTTTGTTAGAACAGGATTAGATTGGGATCAATGGGATAAAAACTTTAGGGAAGGTGTTGCATTACCAGGAGGTAATGACAAAATGCTAATGGACTTAACTATAACAGGCCCAGGTATGTTTGGTTTAAAAGACTTTTTAGATTACGCCTTAGAATTAGATGTTAAAATAGAAACAAAACGTATGTTTGCATTCCATCCTGACATAGTTTTTAGTCCTATGGCTTGGCCCAGACATATACTAGATGAAGTTATAAACGACGTCTTAGACTATGCTAGACCCCGTGTAACAGACAAACAACAAACACTTATACGTGAACTAGAGAATATGCTAGTAACACCTAACTTTGAAGAACAATTTCCAGATACATTTAAGGAATCATTCTTTAGAGGTAGAAGATGGCAGAACACAATAGCAAAAATGCGTACTGATGGATCATCTAATAGAAGCATTACTGTTGAACAAATATATGCAGACAATCAAAAGTTACTTGATTGGTGGGAGCAGGAAGAAGATGACCGAAGTTAATCACAGAGAATATGTAGGCGGAGATTGGGATAACATCGGAGATTGGCAAATGAAAACATTAAAGCAATTGCCAGAGTTTGATATAGATAAAAAGTTTTTAGACATTGCTTGTGGTAGTTTACGTTTAGGTGTAAAACTTATTCCTTATTTAAACCACGGCAAGTACTTTGGCATAGATAATAATTATGATGTGTTAATGGCAGGAGTAAATCAGGAACTAGGAGCAGGAAATAATAAATCTCCTAAGTTTTTGTGTAATGGAGAATTTGATTTTAGTTTCTGTGGGCAGTTTGATTTTGCTTGGAGCAACAGTTTATTTTCACATTTAAATTTAGGTGACATAACAAACTGTATGAAACAACTTAGAAAAGTTGCACACGATGATAGTGTATTTTACTATACATTTTTTAATGGAAATTCATCTACTAATCCTTTACACAGTAACGCAAGAAAAGATTTTAGATATAATATAGACGAATTAAGACCTACAGCAGAGAATTGGAATTTAGAATTTTTAGGATCCAAATTTCATCACCCAAGAGGGCAACATATAGTGAGATGCACTCCTAAAAGACTATGAAAGATTATTACAATGATGTAGCACGTGAAAAGGATTTAACCAAAGGATTCGATTCGTGGAATAATAGGTTAAAAATATGGCTAAGTCCAAAATACAGAGAAAGGTCTTTAGTTATTTTTAACAAAATAGATGAGTACCTACGCCCTACAGATGCAAAGTTTAACAACATAATGGACATTGGTTGTGGAATTGCACAAATACCTCAACATTTTCAAAACAAATATGGTTCTAAATTATTTCTATTAGAAGGATCATATGAAGACAATTATAATTTTTATGGTACCTTAAAGGATATAGATTTTCGTTTAGACAAGCAAGGTCTCACAAACTACGAACTAATCGATATATCAAATCTAAAACCAGTTAACCAAAAAATGAATTTAATTTTTTCCTTTCTTGCAGTAGGGCATCATTTTTATGTGAAGGACTGGATACAATGGATACAAGAACATAGCGACGATAATACTAAAATAATTTTAGACTTAAAAAAAGATAGGTCTTGGAGGTGGAAAAGTATAGAAATTGTAGAGGTTATCGAAGAAAGCAAAATAATGTTTTTAGCAGAAGTAAAAATTAAATGAGAGCAAACTGGAAAGAAAAACTAGCACATTGGAAATCTGTACCTTACCAAGACTTTTGCGAGTCAAACTTTAATAAAATAGAAACATACTTGCAAGAAAACTATAAAATATCTTATAACAGTATATGCGACATAGGTTGTGGTATTGCATCAATGCCCATACATTTTCAAAAACGTTATGGTTCACACCTTTATCTTTTAGAAGGCCAAGGAGCAAACTTTTATATCCCTATGAAGATAATAGAAGAAGAATTAATAGCACAAAACATAGGTGCATACACTTTATTAGATATCAGTGAGCAAGATTGGAGGAAAGGGTTAAAAGGTGTAAAAGTTGATTTGATATTTTCACAATTGGCAGTAGGTTATCATTATGCTATAGAAAATTGGTTAGAAGACATAAAAGAATTAAGCCACAATAATACAAAAATATTTTTAAATTATGATTTAAATGCTAACAAAAATTTATTAAAGGGTGCAGAAATAGTACAAGAAGTTTTTAATAACGGAAAGTGTGCTTTAGTAGAAGTAAGAGTTACATAAATAATTTCAAATAAGACATATCTGATTTGTCTTTTAAGAAAAGCATAATCTCATTACTGGCCCAATCAGCACTCAAACTCCAACGTATACCAGGCTGTCCTAATTTGCTTTTTATAGCATCATACAGTTCATCGTGATTTTCTTTGAATGTGCCAGTTGTTTTAAACAACACGTGGATAGTACATTCGTAATTAGGATGTATGGTACTGTTTTTTGCTACAGTATGTTCAACACAATTAATCATACGTGACGTCTTTCGAAATATTCAAATGCAACATCTACTGCATCATCGTGATGACCTTTTAAATGAAAGAACGGCAGTTGTTCGTTGTTAAACATTTCCAGTATTGCATTGTCAATCTTAATACAACCTTCTAAGTCTTGTGCCCTTCCTGTTTGATTAAAGTTATCTGGTCTGTCTAACATAAAGTTTATATTATCGTATAGGTCATAACACTCTCTTGCCAGTTTGTCGATTAAGTCTGTATATAGTGGACCCTCATAAAGTTCTCTGTAAATGCCACTCAACAGTACAGGACTGTCTGTTACAACATAATCTACTTTGCCTTGCAGTCTAAGTATTTTTCTGTGTTGGTGTGCTAACATATATAACTGGTCTTTAAGCATTGGCACATTGTCTTCCCAAACACATTCTTTTGCAAACTCATTAACAAGTTCTACATTATACCCTGCTAAATTCATTTTGTAATACATACCTGCGGCTTTAGTACTTTTGCCTGTGTTAGGGCCGCCATAAAAATTTATTACTTTCATTTGTATCCTATCTGCATAAATCTTGTGTAAGCAGGTGTAATCATTTCACCTACATAGTGTGTAGTACTTAGTGGGTACTTTTCTTGCATTTCTTCTATATCGGCACATACGTTTATATGCCCTTCAAAGTCTGGACTATTATTTGTTTGCATAATAATTAGTTGGTCAGAATCTACTGTGTCAAACCAACCGGTGCTCATATGCTCACAACTAGTATTCATAATCCAATCGGGTTTTGTTTGTATAAGTTCTCCACCAGTTTCAAATTCCATATTAGCACAATCCATCAATTCAACATCTGTAACAACGCCTTTATATTTCCAACTATCTTGTACCCAACGTTGATTAAGTTTTTCTGATTTTTCTATTGATTCGGCATCCATATCTAATCCGTAAATACGTTCAATATTGAAATTGATTAATAACGGATCAACTAATGTGCCTATCCAACTTCCTAGTATAGCAACTACAGGGTCATCTGTCAACGGTAAAGTGTATAAATCTATAGTGTTTAACTCTCCCAATAGCCAACTCTTACTTGCTAACTGTCCACTGCTGTAGGCGTGTTTGGGATAATAGTTACCGTGTTGTACTATGTGTTCAAATGTTGACACACGAGGTTTATAGAATCCTGTGTCTATATAATCTCTAACGTGTTGCCAACTATCTAGTTTTATTGTATTGTTCATTTAACCACTCATAATTGTTAATCATATTTAATTCTACTATATTCATTTTATTCTTATTTGCGAAATCTCTACCTGCCTTTGCTCCTAATTTTGCTTGTTCGCTGAACTTTGCATCAGGTAATGGATTTAACCATTTAACTAATCTATCTTTGCTTTCTTGGTCATCTTTGAGTGCAAGTTTAACACATTCTCTAAATGCACTTCTCCAAGTGTCATACTCACTAGTGTTGAATCTTGTTGTGCAACTTATTTGTGGCATTGCTTTAAAACGTTTGCTAAGTCCTGTTGTAAAGTCTAATCCCCAACTGGTTGCTTCGCGTACTTGCTCAGTGTTAAACAATTTAACACCACCATAACCATATTCTTCTCCTGTTACAGGATTACTACTTGCCCAAACGTGAACAACATCTTCGTCATAAACATCTGGTATGTAGTCAAATGTAAAGTCATCTGATATGTCTGCATCAGCATCAACTACCCAAAACATTTTACTTGTTACTCTACTTGCCGCAACCTTGTGTGCCTCAAAAATACCTTCAACATCTCTTACCCAAATTAAATTAAAACCAGGATTAACTTGTCTTAATTTGTCTTGTAAATTATTAAAATGCTTATCTGCTAATGGCTCTTTGTAACTTATATACACAATATCGTTAGTTTTAGTAGTACTACCTACTTCTTTTACATAAGTTAAGTTTCTAAACTTGTTTAATCTTATATCTTCAGATGTAATTTTATCGTAATTTATAAATGTGGGCCATAAACGTAATCCACCATAGGCGTGTACTTTGTTTGTTGTACTGTTGAGTTTTTGCCAACAATGTATATTACTTAATTCTGTTAATCTAGGCATAAAGCCTACATCTAAAATGTCTTTGTTTGTTTTTACATTAGGATCCACAGTCCAAACATATGGTGAATCATTGTTTAGAATAGATAGTAAGGTCTGTTTATCAGTGGATTCCAATTCAAACACGGGCCATTTAGGACGCAGGCTTGCCACATTTCGAACCTCTTTGAGGTTGTCGAAACTGTTGTTGTCAATGTCTTTGTTAGTAAACTTGCTGTTTTTAAACAGTTCAGTTGGTACTAATCTAACATTTCTAAAGTTGTCATCTTCGTCTGCAAAGATGTGTAATTTGTCTATATCCCATTGTGTAGGGTAGTAATCAAAGTTAAAGTCTGGATTCAAGTTGGTAAATGTGTCCACAATCCAGAACATATTGGTGTCTGTTTGGTTCGCTAGACGCTCGTATGTGCCCTGTAACGGCTCCTTATGGTCGTCCGGCTGTATGTGGTATACTGGATATTCGTGTTGCGTACACCCTGGTTTACGCAAGTATTTGGGCCTACCTGGCTTCTCATTCTTATGGCATAACTGTATGCCGCCATAATCGTATTGCTTGTTTGTTTTAGGGTTTAGTTTTTGCCAAACGTGACGTTTACCTTCGTCAAATGCATCAGGTTGGAAAGCAAAATCAAAATCTTCTAGTATTGTTACTTCTTCATCCACTACCCAAAACCAGTTATGTGTACTTTGCTCAACGCCTTGCTCATATGTGTTAAATGTTTCCCACACAATTTCAATTGGTATATTACTACTTGGGGTAAACTCGTGGTTTTTGATTTCACCATTCCATTCTCCTGGTATCCATCTTACCAATCCACTACCAAATATGTGTACAAATTCTTTTTCAAAAACAGGAGGATTCCAAGTGATAATATCTACATCTATTCCATTACTCACAAACCAACAATCTTCTGTGGCAGTTTCGTATTCGTCCATTATATCTTTAAATACAATAGGGTAGTTTCTTCCTCCAACAGGATTATCACTAAAGTACTTTCTTTCATCTGTATTATATTTTACTGGTACTAGTTTTATGCCGCCACATCTATTATCACTTACGTTTTTTATATTACTAGGATACTTGTGATCCAAATCCCCTGGCATTTTAAATATGTGTATAAACTTTTTGTCATATGACTGCGGTACATATCTAAACACTTCGTTAATTTGATGTTCTTCGTCTACCATCCAAAACATTTTTGTTCTGCTTTTTCTAGCAAATGTTTCATAATCATTTAAGTCGTTTGTATAAAAGATATCATAACGTACAGGAACAACATCTTTTTGAAACTTATGTTTTGTAATATCAAAATCTTTGTGTACTAGTCTTACACCTCCACATCTATTATCCCAAGCATCGTCTACTTGTAATGGATAACGTTCTTCTAAATGTCCTGGTATCTTAAACACGTGAATGTATTCTTGTTCGTGACTGCCAGGGACAAATAATAATTTGCCTGTAAATGTGTGCTGTCTATCTACTATCCAAAACCAATCTGTCTGACTTCTAAGGGCATACTCACTGTAAGTGTCTGCATCAAATTCATCATCGTCAACATAAAATACATCATAGTTTTCATCTTCAATTGGACAAGCAGGGTGTATTTTTGTTTCTGCATCTTTCCAATCTTTGGGTACTAAACGTATGCCTCCCATTGCCATTGGATACTTTTCTTCCAGTTGATAAGGCATTCTAAATGTGTGTAACATTCCATTCTCAAATGGATTAGGAACCCAATCAACTGTTTTAACATTTATTTTATGTTCTTTGTCTATTAACCAAACATATTCATCGGGCAGTATATCACGTTGTACATAATCATTTACATCTTCAACATATAATATAGGGTATGTAATATTTGCATCTAAGAATGTGTGATATTTTGTATCTGCTTTTTCCCAATCACGTGGATATAATTTTACTCCACCTTCTATTTCAGGATACTTATGTTCTAGTTGTCCACGCAAATGAAAACTGTGTATAAAGTTAGGTTCGAAATCACCTGGTGCCCAATTTATATCTTGGTCTAAAACATACTCTGGATCTACACACCAAACGTGAGTAGCAATGTTATTTGCAAAGTAATCTTGCGGAGTTTCTGTGTGTAAAATATCAAAGGACTTTTTGCATTTGATAAAATTATGCCAAACTGTTTCGTTGTTTTCAATTCTAGGGTGTAGCCATACACCTCCATAGGAGTGCTGACTCCATTTCCAAACGTGATTATATTTTTTAGTGTAAGTGTCTGGTTCAAAATCAAAAACTGTGTAGTCAGTAATTTCTATGTTAGGCTCAACAAACCAAAACATTCTAGTTTTAGATTTTATTTCGTCTTTGGATTTTACTTGTTTTGCAAAAGGAAAATTTTCTAATAGACTTTCGTTGTTTCCTTGATAAAATATATCAAACATCAGTCTCTCGTATGTACTGGAACTCCATACTTTTTAGAAAATTCTTTGGCATCTTTAAGGTCATTCACAATAGGCATACCTTTGATATTTAAACTGGTGTTGAGTATCATAGGGCAACCTGTTTCCTTATGAAATGCTTTCATCATCTTGTATAAGTCTGGGTGTTGCTGTTTGTTTACAGTTTGTACTCTGCTTGTACCATCGGCGTGTACAATAGCAGGGAACTCGTCAGGTTTTAAACACTTTGCTGTGTATTGCATATAAGGAGCATTAGTAATGCCACCTGGCATTTCAAAATACTCGTGTACATATTCTTCTAATATAATAGGAGCAAAAGGTCTAAATTCTTGTCTGCGTTTAATTTTGTTTACAGCATCTTTGATTGCTGAGCCTCTAGGATCAGCACATAGGCTTCTGTTGCCTAATGCTCTTGGCCCAAATTCTGCTTTGCCATTTGCTATTCCGAATATTTCACCAGCAAGTAAACTTTTCAATCCTTTTTTAACCGGATACTTACCTTCAATGTTATAACCTAAGTACGGAGTAAAGTCTATTTTGTTACCTGTGTGTAAATAATTGTGCCAAGCCGCGGCACCCAAACTACTTCCAGCATCACCTGGGTTAGGCATAATGTGTATGTTTTTAAAGTGTTCATATAAGTTGGAGTTTGCAACACAATTTAATGCACACCCTCCCATAAACACCAGGTTATCACTGCCTGTTAGTTCTTTTGCATACTCTACATACTTTGATATTCTTTCTTCTGCAACTGCTTGGACACTTGCCGCGATATCATAATCACGTGCTGTTTGTCCCCATTCATCTTTTTCTAGATGGTCACGTTGTAAGTAGGTGTTAGGTACGCCTTTTACTAAATTTACTTTTGTATTAAGGCACGTTGCACCATTAGTACAGTCCTCATCTTTGAAAATATCTATGTCTAAGATAGTTTTGTATATAGGCTCGCCATAAGCCGCCATTCCCATTAACACATATTCATCTTCTAAAGGCTTTAAGCCAATGTGATGAGTAAATGCTGTATAAAATAAACCTAAACTGTTAGGATAATTAACATTGTGTTTAATTTTTAACTTGTTTTTATCCCAATGCCATATTGTTGCAGTATTGTATTCGCCTATACTGTCAATGCACACTACAGCACACTCATCAAAGTCTGATGTTAATGTTCCTGCCGCGGCGTGTGTTAAATGATGTGGATAACTTTTTATAGGAATGCCTTTTAGTTCAGGCATTATTTGATGCAGGTACCAGTGTGGTCCTTTTGCCATAGCATCATTATAGTTTTTTGAAAAAAACTGCCTGATTCTCTTTAGCCAATTAAGTTCGTAGTATGCAATTACGTCTGGCTTCTTGCCGTCTAATGCTTCTTTTAAAAGTTCTCTGCTTAAAAAAGCATCGTTCTTGTGTTTTGAATAACGTTCCGAATGTGTAGCAAATGTAACTACACCATCGTCTATTACACAGACAGATGCATCGTGACTATAATGACTTAATCCTAATATTCTCATCGATAAACAAAAGGATCTCTTTCTCTAATTTTTTTAATTTTCTCTTGCAATGCTTTTTCTTCTTCTTCGCTTAGGGCAAGGTCATCTTCTAAAAATTCGTTTTCCTTTTGTTCTTCGTTTTTGATATCTTTTTCTTCACTCATAAAATATTCCTTACTATATCAATATTTATCGGCTAATTATTTCTTCTATTGCTGAAAGTGATTTATCCCATATCTTAATAATTTCATCTTTATTGTAGTACACACTCATATTGTGTCTAAGTTTATCTATAAAAATAGGGTCCTTAAATACTTTGGAATCAAAGTTTTCAAAACTTTGCAGTACTGCTTTCATACGCATTTCATCATCTTCTATTTTGTCGTAACTGTTATCTATAAAATCATCTAGTGTATCAAATCCCATACTGCGGAGTGCTTTTAAATGATGAGGAGCACTTGCAATTATCTGTGGACGTCCATACATAAGCGGTTTATAACTTTTTTCTGTTACAAATGTTTTGTAATGTTTGTTTTGTGTGTCTACTCCAGGAAATACTCTGTGAATACCTACATCATTTTTACTAAACATTGTTTCACTGGTGAGATGTAATGGCACTTTTTGAATCCATTCAAAAGGCATATATCTATCGTCTATAACTTCTCCTTTATTTTCATCACAATCGTCTCTAACTTTTATTGGCAGTTTTCTAGCAAATTCATCAAAATCCATAGGCAAGTCACCTAATCGTTCTAATCTCATTTTGATACCTTCGATATCATTTGGATTAATTTGCACTTCGTTGTTCTTTCTGTTGTTAATAGTAAATCTTCCTGTGACCATATTCTTAGCAACAAGTCCGTTTGCTACAGCATACATCAACATATAAATTCTATGTACTTTGGGAGAACGATTTAAAAATATAAAATCGTGTTTCCATTTGTAATCTGTAAACAGAGGATTGTCTGCTTTAGGTGTAGTAAGTGTATTACTGTCATCACAACAACCTATCTTTCTCATAAAGTTACAACTTCTGGGCCAGTCGTGATATCTAAACCAATTAACGAACACAAAGTTTAATTTAAATCTTTCTTTTAAAAACTTGTAAACACTATCATCCGGATATTGTGTAATACTGCCACTTTCCATTACTATAAAGTTTTCTAGTGTGCCTATTTTGTTAAACAACCAACAAAAGAATTTTTGTGCAATAGGCAAATAAGTTTCGTATACATAATCAAACAACACATAACAGTTGTTGTCTTTAATATATTTGTAAAAGTCCAACGGCATTTTTGCGGCTTCCCACAATGGTATCATTACTACTTGCCCGGGTTTTAAATCATAAGCATTATCTAATTTTTCAAAGTGTACAATATCCTCTGGTAACACCTTATAACGTTTTAATAAATCTACATCAGGCACCACGTGGGGTATTGGTTGCATTGTGATATCAGGATTACCAAATGCTCCTGCACCACTTGGACTCATAGGCCAAACTTTGTCGTTGAATTGGAACATCTCTTCAATATTATTTCTAATCTGTTCTATCTTGTCTTTGTTTTTATGCCTCATATCAGAGGAATCATAATAGTAAATTTTATCCATTTATTTTATCCATCACCCCTATTAGTATTTTGTGTACAAAATCTTCTTTAAAGAAATGTTCCCTGTTATGTACTAATTGTTGTTGAGTAACATTGTCATATGTGTCACCTTCAAATGTATTTAAGTGATATATTACAGAATTAACTCTATCGTGTATATTTTCGCTTACATCATATCTACTAAACAAGTTATTAAAAGTTGTAAATCCTAAACTGTTTAAGTATTTTGTTATGCCTGGATTACCAATTACCATAAAAGGTTGGCATAGTGCAATAGGCTTAATTGTTTTTTCTGTAATAAATCCTATTTCTTGATGTGTTTTATCATAACCGAAGTACTCCAATATGTTGCAGTTGTTTATAAAGTCGTCATTATAAAAACTTTCTGTTACAACATTTATCATACTGTCTAAAATCCAGTCCTTATTCATCCATCTATCTTGAAAGTTCTCATACAATGCTTGGTCTTTATTACTTTCTAGGTCGTCTAAAAGCATCGGAAACTTGTTTTTTAGTTCGTCATCTACAAAATTTACACCGTATCTATTCATCTCATCATCAAAACTAGCCAATGTGATAAGGTTCTTATGCAGTGGATTATCAGGTTCAAACCCCCATCTAGCACTCACGTAGCCTTCGTCTAACAGGTTATTTTTGTATAGTTCTATCAATATACCCATTCTATGAGGTTTAAAGTAGTTGTTTAAGCATACAAACTTCTTATTACGTTTATTATCTATCTTTATATCTTGTAATTCGTCATTAGCAGGTCTGCCACCTTTTTTCATAGTGTGTTGTTCGTTCACAAACCAAAAGGGCCAATGTATAATTGTAGCACCAAAGAATTCTTTTACAAATTTTACACTATCGTTATTAGGACGTAGTTGAAATCCACTAACAAGTATGAACAAGTTAGACAAGTTTGCTTCTTTGTCTTTTAGTACTGCGATAGTTCTATGGAATGTAGTAGTCTCTGCTTCTAAACTGTTATCAATAACAACTTTGCCTTTGTCTAATTGTTCTTTAAAATAATCTAAATCAAATTGTATTGCTTCTTGCGGAGTTACAAATGTAATATCATCTATGTCACTTTCTAAATAGTGTTTATACCATTTTAAAAAGTATAGTTCTGTGTTGTAATGTTCACCGTTTATGTGTGTTCTTTCTATTTGGTCTACACTAGGATACGCATCAGGCAAGTATTCCCTTTCTTCTTGCATACTTTTTCTTACAACCATTGTAACCTCTTTAATAAGTTTGTTGTTATTCTTTTTACTATTGTGGCATCTAACATATGATTTCTATTATGTATAATCTTCTCTTTTGTTATATGGTCATAATGCAGTGGCATTTCAAAATTGTCTATTTGCTCACATACTGCTTTAAATCTCAAATGTCTATCCTGTATTGTGTCATAAGTTTCATCAAATAAATTATCAAATGTTTCAAACCCTAAACTTTTTAAATGTGCAAGTGTACCTGCTTGTCCACATATCAAGAAAGGATGTCCACAGTAGATAGGCTTGTATGTTTTCTCAGTAACAAATAATAAATCATAAGGATCTATTTTAAAATCACTTGCACCTGTATGACAAACAATATAATCGTCAAAGTAACTTTCTGATACTAGACTATAAAAACTCTGTTCATACCAATCTTTATTGTTATGCCTATCTGTTTGGTAAATACTCTCTAACTCTTCTTCTACTTTTATAGGATAATGTTTATCCAAAGTAGACACAATATTAAAAGTGTTTATGCCTAAATCCCCTGCTAGTTCGTGAAACCAACTTGCACCACTATCTAAGTCACTAATAAATTGTGCTATGTTATCATTAAACTCTATATCGTCTTTAGTAGATGTACTCCACCTCGCACTTATTATAGCATCATTTGTGTAACCTTTCAACCTACAATATTCAACCAGTGCGTATCTGGCAGGCTTACAGTATCTATTTAAATTTAAGAAGGTGTGACTTTTGGGTATATCTAAATCAGCAGGGTCGAACCTTATAGGCAACTTCATAGGAAAATGTCTGTCATCATAAAACTGTCCGCTTTGAAACCAGGCTTCATACATTCTAAAAAAGTCTGTATCTATAATATCGCACCCAAACTCTTTTTGTAGTCCAAACATAAGTTTATCATTTTTTGCAACACTACCTATTAAAAGTTTTAAGTTTTTATTTGGTAATATTCCTTGCTGTTTTAGATACTTAAACAATCTACCAAAGTACCAAAATGCATCACATTCATAACTGTGGTCTATTAATACTTGCACACCTTTTGCTAATAGTTCACCATACCATTCTGCAGGTAAGTGTAAAACAAATCTATTAGGTACAGATATTGTATCGCCTTCTCGCAGTCTAGTTAAGGCTTCTTCTGGTTTTACAGAACGGGTATCAAGCATAAGTCCACAAGCATATTCTGTATGCTCTAACTTTTTCATCCAATGTAAAAATACACTAGGTGCTTGATGAAATGATGTTCCGTGTATAACTTCTTTTGTTGGATTTAAGTCTTCAGTACCGTTGAAATAGTACGAACAAGGTTCGTTTGTGATACTGTTATCGCGAATTATGTAAACTTTTTTAAACTGTTTCATTCGGTACGTCTGTGTAAACATTGTGTCTTTCACAGGCGTCAACAAACTCACTAAAAGTTTCTCTCCAAGATTGTTTTCTGGTTTTATCTAGTAGGTCGTTAAACCTTATAAATTGTTTCCAACCTAACTCGTCCCAGGTGTCTGTGTTGTACATTTGCTTTATGTCATTATAAGAATGGTCACCATTAAAAGCAGGCTCTATTCTTTGTATAATCTCTTTCCTAATCTCAGGGTGTATAACATTAGGACTTAAATATGTTGGATCATATACTGGGTTTATATGATTGTGTAAATTTCTTTCGTTTGTGAATGTTTTAAATTCGTCTAAATAGAAAAAGTTGTAGGCACTAACTGTTTGGCAAACACTTGTTTCTATCCATTTCTCTTCTTGTAGCATATTTAAATGTTTAATAACATCTGACCACTCTGTGGGATATCTAATAAATTTGTTTCTATGGTCAATACAGTCTATACTACTGCTAACCATTACTTTACCAAAGTTGGGCCATAGGTCAAATGCTTCATTTGGTAACTGTGTCATATTAATATTATACCACAATGTAATGTTTTTTGCTCTATCTCCTTCTATTAAATCTCTGAGGTATTTCCAATGTGCTTTAATTAGTGTAGGTTCTCCGCCGTTAATATAAATTACTTCTACATTAGGTGCTGACTTGTACAAGTCCTTATAAAAGTTTTCATCTTCGGGCCATTCAAAATCTTTCTTTTGGTCTAGCCACGTATAGCCTTCATTAACGAATTCCAACTCTTCATACACTTTCTTATAATCAGCAACCCACCTTGAAGAACTTGCAGGATTGCAAGTACGACAACGGACATTACATACATTACCAAGACGCAGTTCAATAAAACGAAGATCCAAATCCACCACACCGTCTTCGTTAGTAAGTTGGATCGCTCGTATCTTGTCGAACTCGGGATAATTCTTGGTCTCTTCAATTCGCTTACTTGTAATTCCTTTGTCTTCTTCATCATAGCACCTCGTACACGCCTTTGGCATTTCATTGTTCAACATCTTAAGTCTTACATCTTTATAGTAATCACTATTCATATGTTGGTCAATTGAATGTTGATTTAAATTATAAAACTGATGGCCCTTTACACTTTCTGGGTCTTTGTTTGTTTCTGAAAAATCTCTTGCTCTGTTGCCTCCATCTGTCATATCACTTACACAACATAATGTAACACCACCGTGAGGGTGTGTGCCCAAGTGCATCCAAGGTAAAGGACAATATGTATCTTTATTCTTCACTTAATCTTATATCCTCAAAAGTTGGATATTCTGATAAAATACGTTGTACATCTGGCACATCATATTTGTCTCTGTCTACCCATTCTCCTAAAATAACTCTTCCTAAATTATACTGTGGCTCTTTATAGTTGTAACCATAGTCTGCCACTTTGTTATCTTCGCACCATTTATAATAATGGTCTGGCTTCCATTCGCCTACTGGTTCTTTTGGCATTAAAAACTTCTGTGATAAAAATGGTCTAATCCATTCTTGCTGTTTTATTTCTTGACGTTTTACCAGTTCAACATCCTGAGTATCAAAGCAAGTACCTAAATCTTTGCCTATAGTACCAAAGTCTAACTCTATATATCCAAAGTTAAATATTTCCATTCTGTTGTAATCGTCATCTGCCATATGCAACCATTCTAAATCATCGTGTTCAATCATTCTAAACACATTAAAAACTGTTGGGTTTTCATTACCGTCCCACTTTTCGCAGACGTGTACTAAGTTGTTCATACTTTCTAATGCTCTAAACAACTGCGGTTCTATATTCTCACCTGTTCTTTCGTTTTCTTCAATTAGGTTATTCTCAAATATAAAATGTAATTCATTTAATTTACTTAATTGTGTATCTTCTTTGTCATCTACAACTAGTTTTAATTCTTCTGAAACTTCAAACCAACCGTTTTGATTTACTTCGTCTATAACATTGTTCATTGTTGTACGAGCAGTTTTAATTGTTTCCCAACTAGGAGAAACATAATTGTTATAATTGAATATTTTTATATTTTCTTCATCTTGCCACAAACCCCAATTGAGTTGTACTTGTTGTAACCATCTAGTTACTGTATCATTATCTCGTAATTTATATTTAAAATTAAAAACGTCTTCGTTTTCAACATCATATTGCTTGTCGTACCATACTAATCTTTCATTTGTAGTATTTTCTACATTGTCTAAACTAGTAGTTAAGTACTCCTTAGGTCTTTTACTGAAGTATAAATTAACGTACATTAGTCGTCCTTAAGTTGTTTGTGTCCATATTCTGTATCAATGTGGTAAGGTTGGTTTTTATCTTTGTCATACCAATATAAACTTTTATGTGGAGGATCTCTCCAATCGTGTTTACTATCACTGATATAGTAAAAGAATCTAAATCCTACTCTAAATCTATCATCTGGGCAATCGATTGGATTAGGATGTCCGTGAAAACCTCTTTTGTGATATTTCCACAGAACCATATTACCCATCTTTGGAGGATAACTTACAACTTTACGTTTCTTTTCAAAATCCCAAAACTGTAAATCACCGTGCCATTCAGGCTTCCAATCAGGTGTAAAGTATAGTATTAAACTTAATGCTCTGTGTGTTTGACATTCTTCGTTCCAGTTAAAATCTGTGTGTACTTTTAAACTATCACCTTTGTAACTTTTCATATAACCAGCACCAACCAAATACGGGTCTGGTAATAAATGTTGTACGTCTGCAATTTTAGATAACCACATCAAAAACTCTCTGCTGTGAAATGCACTTACCAACTGTCTGGCAACTGGTGCCTCGGTTAAGTCTTTACACTCTTCCATATAACTATCCGCTCTAGTAAATGCTGTCCAATAATCTTTAGGTATTGTTTTACTTTCTTCGTATAGTAGTTTGCTAAGTTGAGGTGGTATAAACTCGTCAAGACTCAGGGTAGGATAAGGAGGGGTATAGCGATATTGTTCATTTAAATCACGTTCCTTATCCTTATATTTTGTGAATATATATTCTAAAATTTCTGAGTCTCTCAAAGTTCTCTCCCTATCTAGGTGCTGATGCCCTAGTGTTTCCATAATGTACAACCTGTATTCCCATTGTGCTAGGAAGTTTTCTCCAAGGATCAACTACCACACTACCTGGTGCAAACTGTATTGATGAACCGTTTGCTGTTTCTACAGTTAAGGCTTCATCTGCCTGCGATACATTTTTGTTATCGTACCACCCTGGTACGTTATCTAATTGGTCTCCGTAGGTTATTTGCGGATTATGAGCCAACAAATAAACTGCTGGATTTTCTAATATTTCTTGGGGAGGTATCTCACCACAAACTTCATCATAATAATAAAGTTGTGTTCCCAATTTTTCTACATAGTGTCCAACTAACATACTGCTCGAACCTGCTTCATAAGGCACTAACGGTTTGTATGCTTTTCCAACTATAATAATTGGCAATGCAGGTACTTCCCCATAAACAGGGTGTACGTCACTTGCCAGTTCTACTAGTTTCTTTGCCATATTTTCTGCTTGTACTTCTCTAGAAAGCATCACAGCATCAAACAAATCATAACCTAAATCTAGTTCTTCTGCCATCCAACGTAGGGCAATGTTATCACGTGGGTGACAAGCACCTCCGTCTCCCATACCTGGCTTCATATAACCGGGTCCCATAATACGTCTATCACTAGTTGCAAGTGCATCACACACTAGTTCACTATTAATATTACCTTGCTTTTCAGCAACGTCTTGAATCATATTAACTAAACTTACTTTTGCAGATATAAATGTATTATAAAATACTTTGATACATTCACATTCGTCCCAAGTTCCAATTACATACTTGGGGTCGTTCTGCATAATTGTTTTATAAAAGTCTACAAGTTCTTTTGCATCACCTGTTTCACTTCCATTTTCAGTTCCAATCATTACCATTTCTGGATTAACCATATCCCACTTGACTGTGCCCATAGCAATTAAGTATGGATTATACACAAATCTAGCATTTGGTATTAGGTCAACCAGTTGCCCTCGAACTGTTCCGGGCAAGACTGTTGATATTAGGACTACTAACTGTTCTTTTGTCGCCACAGCATTTACCTGGCTAAGAACTTTTTTCACCGTCGAGTAGTCAAAGTCTTTATTAGGTAAATGGCTGGTAGGTGCCTTGCCATCATATTGTGGGTCGTGGGGTGTTTCCACCGCAACAAATATAATATCTCTTCCTGTAACTGCTTCTTCTAGTGTTCCCACCATTGAAAAGTTATCAGGTTCTCTAGGATTGATATCATATCCTACAACGTGATGAACCTCGGCGACCATCTCGGCGCAGGCTTGTCCTAACTTGCCAACACCAATAAATCCGATTGAGGCCATTCTCTTCTCCTTAAATTTATACAGCAATATTGCTGTCTAGTATTTATCAGGATACTTAGACTTCTGTCAAATCGTCTGGATCTGTGGGGACAAATTGTGGCAGTCCTGTTTCTGGATCTGCTAATACGTTTCGATTGAAACCTGAGGGTTGAAATGGATACGATAATTGATTGTGTAACATCAATTTGTGTCCTGTATTTATAACGTGTTGATATGTGTAAGGCAATTTGCTTACTGCTTCTTTATCTTCTTTTAACGGTATATCATTAAATCCTCTACGCCAAATTAAATCTCTGTTAGTCCATTGTGTTGATCCTTTGTCAAATTCATAACCGAATGTTTTTGTGTCCCATTCGTAATTGGATCCTATAATATCTATTAGAGTACTATCCTCATTGTAAACATACTTGTAATCTATATCTCCCAAATTAGATTTATTATGATTTAAAGGTCTTTTGGATCTAAGTGTCTTAGCATCCACACCAAATTTTGTTTCCCATATCCACTGCCATTTTTGCCAAGCCGCCATCCAGCCACTTGGTTGTTTTAAATCTGCTAAGTGTTCAGGTCTAGTATTATAATCACCTATATAGTCTACTATAAACCTTCCTAATTCATCTACTAGATAAAATACTTGCGGTGTTTTGTGCATAGTCCAAGCAATATTGACAATCTGAGGATCTACCCAATCTATTTTTGAAGCAGGCTCACTGGGCCAGGAAGTGTATCTCCATTTTACCCAATAGTCGAAGTCCATATCTACTCCGTCTAATAACCCTGTTGTAATCCAACGCCACAAACTAACCTCTCTATCCCAAGGGTTTCTAATCATTGACATAACATAATGATTATCGTAACGTTCTTTTAAATAGTATTTGCCCATTACTGCTGGACTGAAGTCGTCGAATACAGGAGCAAAACTTTGGTCAGAATCCAGCATAGAGTATATGTGACTGGATGACCCTGTTCTGGGTAAGTGTAAGAATATAAATTTATCTAGTAACAAATACATACAAGTATTTAACTAAGATTCTTTAAAGAGTCTGTTACTTTACCTTCAATAAATGATTTTACTTTAGACACATTTACATATATGTCTATTTGTGATACCTTATCGTACAATTTAGGATCTTCAGCAAATGATATATCTACTGGAAAATCCATAGGCAATTCTTCATCTTTTAATTGATGAGGGGTAGTATTTCCATCTTCTCCTATTAAATGTACATCAACTTTTTCAAGGAATTGTTTAGGTATAGAAGACGGAAATACTGAATCGATAATGTCGATAAAGTCTTGATCCTTTTCCTTCGACATTAGTATAACTTTTGTTTTAGTCACAGTTGTTTTGTAAAAGCCATTTGTGGCTCTTTTGCCCCTTTTATAATTTTAGGAAATTAGCCTTCGAATATCGAAGAATCTTTTGAAGGTCTTCCTTTACCTTTTTTTGGCTTTAACTCAGGTGCAATATCATATGCTTGTTGAACTTTTGCTTTAGCATCATTAATCATATTTTGCTTCATCTTTTCAGCATCTGCTTGTATGAGTTCTGCTTGTTGCAATAAGTTTCTTGCTATTGCTAATTGCTCTTCTTTGTTGTCCACATCTTGCTGTGGAGCATTTGCCATTTGTGCATCTACACTAGGCATAGTGTCCACACTAACACCATCTTCATTAGCATTTGCTAATTGAGGTTTTTTTGCTTTTTCTTTTGCCGCGATATTTCCTAACTCTTTATTAAGTTCTGCTAGGTTAATTTCGTCTTTTGCGTTAGGTTGTAAAGTTACGTCTTTCGCTGGAACCTTTACTAGGAACTTGTTCAAGTGTAATGAAGATAAAACATTTTCACCATCACTTAGTGTACGTCTATCTAATACTTCTCCTAGATTTTCTGCTGTTTGACCTTCTATGCTGTTTAACACAGCAATAACTTCGTCTTGCACATATCCAGGTAAGTTATCAGGTTGCACAATTAATGCAAAGTCTTCATCGCCTGGGATTGAGTTGAAAATTACAATGGTTTTAGCACCGTTGTACTTTCCTAAATGTTTAATAACTGACATATTATTCTCCGTCTGTTTCTACAGCACCTTCTCCATCTTCGCCTTCAGGCTGATTGGCATCTGATACTGCTTTCAAGAACGTAAACAATTTGTCATAAACTGCTCCGACTTGTGTTAATTCTGCACCTCTAAATGCACCTCTACTACTTGCTAAGTCGACTACTGTCAAAAGACCATTTAAGTCTTGTAAACTTAGATTAATAGGAGCACCTTCTTCAGTACTACCTTCTGCATCCATAACTGGTGCTTCAGTTTCGACAGTTTCTACAATTTCTGTATCTGCCTTTTTCTTTGTTGATTTTGCCATTTTAAAAAAACTCCTTAAGTTTGTTATATGAATATTTATATACGTTGTTTATGATTCGAACGATAAAAAGGCATCAATTTCTAAGTCTTTGCCTTTTAATATTAAACCGCTAAGATGTCCGCCTTTGCCAGAACCCGTATCCATAAAGATAGTTGTACCACCTTGGTCATTGTTATAAACCAGTGGCTCTTTTAAATTATCTTCAAAATCAGGTAATTCTTTGAAGGGACTTCTGTCGTGTCCAACTATTACAGTTTTGTCTTTTGGCACTTCGTCACACCAAGAATACAATCTTGCGTGATATTGTATACCTCTATACTCTGCTGTTCTACTAAAATCTACTTGTCCATACAGACAAAAATCTTTTTGAGATTTGGATAGTTTGTCAATTGGCTTGTCCCATATATCAGGCTTTATGCCTCCGTGGGCAAAATGACATTTACCTATATTAATGTAGTACTCAGAGTTATTATTATAAAACTCTAATAAGTCTTTGTACACTTGTTGATTGTAATCTACTCTTTCAAGTGTCTTTTTCAACACTTTGCCTATTTTTATCTTGTTACCTTTACTCCATCTAATATTTTTATCATCGTGATTGCCTATTAAAAAGCAACCTTCTTTGTTTTCTATAATAGTTTTAGCAAGTAAATAACATTCAATAGGCTTGTCACCATAGTCGACAATATCGCCTAAACTTATAAGATATAATTTGTTTTGTTTTGCGTACTCGTAAGCATTTAGGAAGACATTATACATACCGTGTATATCTCCTAAAACTAATGCTCCTTTATATTTTCTAAAATCAATCATACCTTTCTAAAGTACCTTCTCTAACTAGGTCAGTACTCACACAATGTGGGCCACCGGCTAGTGTTCTCATATGACGCATTTGCACTGGTATCGGTGTTACACCGTGTTTTTCCATTGCTTTCATTAATGGAACTTCTTCACTTGGTACTAAAACGTGTTGTGGATCTACACTTAACACATTCATACCAATCCAGGCACTCGCTGGTGCATAGTCTTCATAACAAGATTGTCCTACACACATATCACTAGTATACCATATTTTATCCCATTTGTCAAAGATTTTAGGTACTTTATCTTCGTCGACCCTATCAGCATTTAGTACTACTAGACCAGGTCTTAAAGGCATTATTGTACTGTCTACGTGGGCCCAACTGTATAAGTCGTACATTTCGTGAACAGTAAACTCGGGTCCTAATGTGTTTCGTAACCATTGGGCACCCTTGGCATTACCTGTATTAGATATTAAATATAAAATATCATATCCACATCTAATCAAATTCGCAGGGTCAAGTATAGGTTCATTGTTGTTTACACTTGGATCTCTGCCAGGTTGAATTCTGAATAAATCATCTTGAAGCATAGGTTTAGGCATAGGAAGCCAACTAGCACCTTGCATCATTTTGTCTTGAAACAATTTGTTAAACAAGAACGTTTCGTGGTATCTTGCTCTCAAACTCATAGCACCTTCTATAATTTTGTCCCCTATAACTGTGACACTATCTCTAGGGCAATATGCTTCGTATTGGTCAGTAGTCCATAATCCATTAGAAACGTTACTAGTGAAGTCTACGTGGGTTAAATCGGGTCTATGAACCTTGACTCCAAAGTCTTCAAGTATATCAACTACACCATTTAAATCTTCTTCGGCTTCTTCATAAACTATTTCTGGATATCTGCCTTTTGGTATATTTGCATATTCCTCAGGACTAAGGTTTGCATAGTTTGTTGCGTGATGACTTAGGTCACCTTTTGGAATGTTAGCACCTGCACTGGTGCCAATTATTATTTCTTTTAGGGGGTCCCACTCGTTACAGGACCAAAGATAATTGTTTTTATTGTTGTTTGACATTATCTATATTTACCGATAATGCCTCCGCCATAGGATTTAGTTGTGGCGTTATACCTTGTTGTAAATTAATAAATTGAACCATATCATTGATGTTTGAAAAACTAACAATTAAATATTCTTCGTTAATACTTTCAACGTTGTATAAACCATAAGAAACAGTTTGTTCTAAAGCATCATAAATTGTACCTATATCATCTGATTCAATTTTAATTCTGTTTAATAACATATTTGCATAAGTGTCTGTGCCTTTTAGACCTTCCATTCCTTTTGCATCAACTTTTAAAATTTTTGTAACTTTTAACATATTTTACTCCGTAAACTCATATTTAATGTTCATTCCCCAAGGTGCTTCAGGATGTTGGCCCCCGTATCCACCACCGTGTATTACCCAAATAGTATCACAGTAAGTTTCGTCTCCCCAACTGCCCCAAGGATAACCATCTGTAAACACAACCAACTTGTTAGGCGTGTGGTCATCTTCTTTCATTTTATCAAAGAAGCAATCGAACTCAGTACCACCGCCACCTTCTAATTCAAACTCATCAATCTCATCAATATTGAAAGGTGTAAACGTTTTCATTTCATAACATTCAGTATCAAAACAAGCAACGTTAAGTTTGAAGTTGCTAAAGGCTAACATAATACCTTTTACTTCACTTAGAAAATCTCTTAACATACCGTCCATAATTGAACCTGATGTATCAATCATACACGTTACATCTATTTCTTCTTGTGTATCTAACCCTGGAAGATAAACACCCTCATCTATACCTTTTCTGTTTGGTCGAGAGAATGTAAAATCATTTTTTATATAACTTTTAATTTGACCGTCTAGTAATTCATTCCAAGCCATTTTAGGATTAGTTAAATCATTAATAATCTTTTTAACACCGTTTGGAACATTACCAGCACCATTGGCTTTTGCTGAACTTAATACTGCTTCTTTTATTTCACTTTTAAGGTCTTTTCTTTCATCTTCTGACATAGTAACAGGACCTTTAGTAGGATCTTCATTTTTATTTCCTTTAGCACCTGCACCATTATCATCGCCTGGATCTAAATGTACATCAAGCAATTCTACACCCATTTGGTCTAATTCATCTTTTGCTTTTTCATACAACTCGTCATAAATTTCTTCTGAAATTTTTCCTCTATACTGCCAATCGTGACATATAGGAAACTCATCAATCATTGCACCAACATTGCCTTCTACAAGGTCACCGTTTACACAAAAATCATTAGCAATATTCCATAGTCTAGGATGTCTGTCTCCTCGTCTACCCATATGGTCATATACATTGTGTAAGACTTCGTGTGCAATAAGGAAAACTAATTTGCTTATGCTGAGCATATTAACAAATTTTGCATTATAATATAAGTATCTGCCATCGGTTGCGGCAGTTGGACACCATTCACTTGCATCTGCAATTTTTAATCTAGTTGCTAAGTTACCGAAAAAGCCGTGACTCATAAGCATTTTAACTCTTGCTTTGATTATTTTATCAAATGCTTCGTCTTTTTCTGCTTGACTAACCTCACCAATGAGGTTATCGAACTTATGTGCGTCTTGTTCTTGTTTTGGGTCTATTGCTGTGGTCATAATTTGTTTCTCCTACATTATAATTATACGTCTTTTAGCATAAATGTCAACCATTAAATGTGGTCCATTTTAGATAAGGATGGGGGGAAGTTGCCTTCCCCCCTATTTGCTCGATTGTAGTATGTAGGTGTAGGAGTAACATACCGAGCAAAACTAGTTAAGCCTACTCGTCTTCTACCCAGTATTGGATATACTTATCACTGAAGTCGTCCCAACTCTTAACATTGTAGTGGTCAAACTCTAAGTCATAGTCTCTGAAGAGAGTAATTGCGGCTAATACATTCATTTCAGTTTCAAAATTCTTCATTGTGAACTGTAAGAAGTTATTAACATATTCGATAAGTTTTTTCTCATCTCCTGCTTTTTCTACTTCTTTAAGTTCATAACATAATGAAACTGTAAGAGCAAAGTTGGCTGATATCTCTTTTACTTTGAGTTCAGTAACTTTACCTTCTAGAACGTCTAACGGCTTAGGTAAGTCTGCGGCGAACTTTTTATGTGTCATAAACTTCACTGCCATACCTTCGCCTACTGCAGAAGCAACCATTTCTAGTAAATCATTACCTTCAAGGTCACCATCTGAAATAAGTTCACTTACAAAAGTCCAACTTCTTGGAGTTGCAAAACTTCTGCTTGAACTTTTTGGATCGAAGTCAAATAAGTCTGCCTTGTTGGCTGAAAGGTAACCAATAACATCTGCATTAATGCCGTTATTGATTGCCCAACCTTGCCAATCATCAAAACTTACTTCAAGTTCGAAATGTAAAAATCTGTTTTCTAACGGACTAGGCATTTTATATGTAACACCTTTGTCTGTTTCTCTGTTACCAGCCGCAACAACCACAACGTTATCAGGCAAATGATATTGTCCTACACGTCTGTTTAGCACTAACTGATATGCACTGGCTTGAACTGCCGGAGGTGCCGCATTTAATTCATCTAAGAAAAGCACCACTTTGTCATACTTACTGCATAGTTCTTCCGTAGGAAGTTCTGCAGGGGAGGCCCACTCCATAGTATTTGTTTCTGGGTTTCTGTACGGATATCCTTTGATATCTGTTGGATCTAAAAGAGGCAATCTTAAATCAATTAGAAAACCATTGTCTTCTTCTGTGATTTGTTGCATCAATTCTGATTTGCCAATACCGGGAGGACCCCATAAAAATACTGGTCTTTTCTTGTCAAAAGCCTTCTTGACATAAGATTTAGCCTTTGATAGCCTAATCTTTCTTACTATTGTATCTTGTGACATTTTTACTCCTATGTTTAATGTTACCTACATATATTATTATACGTCGATATCGAGGTAATGTCAAGAGTTATTTTAAACTTTTTAACCATTTATTAAAGTCATTTCCTCTTAACTTTAACATAAATGCGTCTTTACCGCTGAATAACACCATTTGTTTGCCGTCTACATAATAAGGAAACTTCATTACTTTATCCATTTTAATTACAATGTTACTAGTGATTTTAATGTCTTGTATTTTATATTGATAATAGTCATACACTTTCTTCATAATTTTAAGACCATATGGACTTAATCTTAAACCAGTTACATTGTTTGGACTCAGTCTAAAGTTTTTAAATATTTGGTACAAAAGGTCTTCGGTTTCGTATTCTTCGATACCAAGTTCTTCTCTTAATTGATTGGTTATTTTATATTGTATGCTATTTCTTAACGATGTCACTTTCTTGAACCTCAGTCCCTTGGTCTAATCTAACAACAGAAAACTTGTCTGTTGTGAATTTTTTGTTAAGGCGTTCTGCAAGGTTAAAGGCGTGTCCAGGATTTGAAAAAGAAACTTTCTTATACTTAGGACCTGGGTAGTCCATAAAGATATGACTGACTCGTAAGTTGATAGGTTCGCCATCAAAAAATACACTATAGATTGATTCTGCTTTAAGTATCTGCTCACTCTTATGTGTTTCTGTGTCTGTATGTTCTAATATAATTGTAGGCTTTGGTCTACTCATTGTCTGTCTCCTGTATACTTATTTATCAAAAAAATAGTTAAAACTACTGTTAATGATTTAATAATTACTTCTTAAAAGTCCAAACAATCCTGCGTCTCTACGCCTCTCAAATGTTATATATGCTATTTTAGTTTTGTCAACTACGTTAAAGTGCCAACCAAATTTACCTTTGCATTTTTCGTTTATACGTTCTAATACTCCTGCAGGTATGCCTATACTTTCCCAAGGTTCATCAGGACCTCTGGCCCACTCGACTCTATACTGGAAAATTTTGTTATACCCACAATCTTTACGCCAATCGAAACTCTTAGAAGTGTCCGCCATCTGCATCTACATCAAATATTGTTTTATCTGGTTTATGGAACATATCGATTTCATCTTCGATTGCGATTAGTTGGTCTAGTAACCATTGTGAGTCTAGTATCGCAGTAGGCGAAGTGTTTGCTTTTTGTTCTACAAGTATTTTAAGACTGGTCAATGCTTCGCTTTTCACGATTAAGTTCCCTTAGTCTTCTTCTGCACTCTATTTTGTTTGCAAATGGTCCTTCATAACCATACTCTAATAGAGTAGAAAGTTTAGGACAATTACCGTGTTTCCACGCCTTGTCGAAGTTTATACAATACCAACCTGCGGCATAGTATACATCACTGTTTGATGTTTTTGCAAAAGTTGGTATCCTTGGATTGTAGTTAGGATGTGTTTCATCAATTGGAAAAGGATTTTTATACTTAATAGGATGTCCTTGTATAAAGAAAGTTCCTGGCTCATTTACATTATCTAATTGTGTACTAAACACATCTTTAGTAGTGCCTAAAAATCTTAAACAGTCTTTTTTAGTTTCGAATGTTTCTCTCTCACCACTTTTATCAAGTAAGTCAAACTTACCTTGTATTGTTTGGCTTAATATACCAACATTACCTTTCTTACCTGCATCTAAAACTAACCAACTGTTATCAGTTATGGCTTTCAATTTTGCTTTCATCTTTCATCGCTCCTTTATTTAACATAGTAGCAAACTCTGTGGCATCATCTGCCAACCGTTGCATATCCCATTTAGCACAAAACTTCATAAAAGCAAATCCTACGTTAGTAGCACGTGGCTTTTGTAATGCTTCGTCAATACTTTCTAGACAACTTTGCCTTATCTCGTCTGGCTGTTCAGTTAAATCTATAAGTATTTTGTTTCTCAAAAAGTCATCTCTAACTCTGTGTTCTTCTTCATTATGGTCTGTCCATCTTTGTAACATAAAGTTGTTATAATTGAACCCGCCTGTGTTTCTATCTTCAAAGGCTTCCATAATACCTGTTTTGTTTTTGCTACCTTTCTTTCTAGCACCAGGGTATGCACTGAAAATGTTATCACTAGAGTCGCCTCTAACACACTTTTCAAACAATGCAAACTCTGGATCTATCGGTGTCTTAACATCTTTAGTCTTTTTATCAATTACCCACTCGCCTGTTTTAACACTTTTAAAGCCTTCTAAACTAACTAGTTCATCTGTAGTGCCGTTATATTGCGTTACATTGGGTGCTATGAGTTGATAAAAGTCACTATCAGTACTAACAATAATATGCTCATCGTCCGGACGTTGTTGTATCCATATAGCAATCATATCATCTGCTTCTGCTTGTTTGTTCTGCAAGATAGTTGCATTTGTCTTTTCTTGTAAGAATTCAATAAAGTCATTGTATGCTTCAAAGTACAACTCATCATCTTCTTGTTCTTTTACACTTCTTTGGTCAGCAATAACTCTACGGTTTGCTTTGTAAGGTGTATAAAAGTCTTTTCTCCAACTTCTTCCTTCCAAACAAAATACAACGTGGTCGCCGCCAAAGTCCCTGTAGGCTTTCCTAATACTGTTTAATGTAATGTGCATTGCCATACCGATTTTCATATCAATACTTTGCCCTCTACCGCCAACGTGTTTGGCTCGCATAAACATATTAAGACTGTCTACAAGGATATACTTCACTCTTTATCTTCCCCTTCTTCTTGTTCTGTTTCTTTTACAAAGTCTATATCTGGATTCTGCTGTAAGCCAAAGTCCATATCTGCTCTTTCTTGTAATAATACAGTTCTACATAAATCATTGAACCAAGTATTAACTACAACTTCATCGCTTTCGCCTTTGTAGCCGTTTTCGTGTAACATTTCTACAAACTTGTCATTCCAATCTAGTTCCATAAAACCTGCTTTAGGATTTTCAGGATCTACATCCATCTTAAGAACATTTACATAAGGTTCGTCATTTACTTCTGCTTTTTTCTTGTGGAATTCTTGTTCAGTAATTACACCTTCTCTAAGGTCAATTTCTAACTTAATAACTTCTGCGTTGTCAGGGTCATTTATTTCTGCTAGACGTTTATCTAAATCTGCGCCTTCGTAAAAGTATTCTGCTTCTGCAACAAGTCTGCTTTTGCCTTTCAGACCCCAACTTGCAGGCATCATACTAAACGGTAATTTTGTTTTCTTCTTCATATAATCTCTCTATTTAAATAGTATAACATCTTTATCCAACATCTGCAACCAAAGTAATTGATTTAATAATACAAGTCTGTCTACTTGGTCTGCCAAAACTAATTGGTATAACTTTGTCGCCTCTGCCTATAGTAGTAAATCCGCCCCAAGGCACAAATACAATTTTTCCTGCAAATTGAAGTCCAGAACAAAAATATAATTCTATATCATATTCTTGTTTTCTAGCAGTTCTAACTCTAATTACATTGTTATTTTGTATAGAATAACCTCTAATGCTTCTTACACTAATATTTCTAACTTGTAGGTCTTCTTTAGTTACAGCAATACCGTGTTCGGTATAACCAACAATACCTATTGGTTCTTCTGTTGTGCTATAAAGTATTTCTGATTTTTCTGCTTTTGTTTCAAATGCCACCATCATAAAGAACATTACTAGTGCTACTATTAAAAACGGACTCATATTAATTAAAAAGTTTTTATCGTGTTCGTTCATATTATTTTCCTATTGCGTTACCGTATATGTGTACGTGAACTCTGCTTGTATAATTGTAGCCACGTTGTATGGCTTCGTCGGCTATACTTGCCTCTGTTTGTACTAAGCCTTCAAAGGTGCCGCCAACTCCCATAATCCATACAGGAAAGTCGCAACCGGCATCTCTAAATGCTTTAGTGTGTTCTTCAACTTCTCTCCAACTTTCATCTGTGCCATTTACTACATACTTCAATTGACCTACTGGACTTACTTCAGCATATCTGCCTATTACCTCAGGTTTAATTGCTTTCTTGTTCTTCTCACCAGCAGTACTCCACAGTTTAGGACTTAGACTCCAGTACCATTCAGAACCATTGGCCCAGGCTGGATATTCACGTTGTATGTATTCAGCAAACTCGTCTGTGATAGGCTTTGTGCCATTTGTTTCTACAGTAACATTCATAGGTTGATTGTTTCTGCGTTTAAATTCTTCTATAACTTGCATCATACCAGGCTGTGTGTTTTTAAGCATTGGCTCGCCGCCTGTAAACACCATATGTACACTTTGCCCTGTAGCAGGATGTACAAATTGAGAGTGCGGTAGAAGTGCCGTAAGTTCGTCTACAGCCTCCTCTACCGTCTTATCTGTTATTAAGTGTTTGTATTTCTTACTCCAAGTATAACTGCTATCACAACCTTTTTCAAACACAGGCAAATCAAATACATTTGTTATGTCTGTGATATCTAACTTTTCATAAGGTAAATCATATGTGCTTGGATCGGTTGGATCACTTTGTCCAAACCCATTACATTGTAAATTACATAGGAAAAATCTCATCCACAGACTAGGGATACCAACGTATTGTCCTTCGCCTTGTGCAGAGTAAAATGTTTCGCTATACTTTAATGTCATTACTTTCCGCAGGCGTATTGTGTTTGTAGTTTAATGTTATCCATAAATTCTTTTTGCACTTTTGCTTCTTCTTTAAAAGCACCTTCTAATACAGTTGTTTGTGTTAAACTGCTATGTGCTAACACACCTCTATTCTCTACGCAACCGTGTGTGGCTTGTATGTAAACACCTAAATTCTTACTGCCAGTCGCCTTCATTATTTCTCTGGAAATATCATTAGCAAGTTCTTCTTGTAGTGTACCTCTTCTAGCACACCATTGTGCTATTCTAGTATACTTAGAAAGACCTATAAGAGTCTCTCCTGCAATAATACCAATGTATGCTACACCTTTAACAGGCTGGTGATGATGCGAACACATACTTTGTATTTCACTTCTCACAACCAACATACCTTTATAACCTTCTTCAATGTCATTAGGAAATGCTGTGGCATTAGGCATATCGTTATACCTACCCCACATAAGTTCATTGATATACATTTTAGCAAGACGTTTAGCAGTACCTTGACTGTTAGGGTCATTAAATCTATCAATTAGTAGTGTGTCTAATACACCTTCAAAATGAGGAACTAGTTCTTCTATCAGTTTTAGGTCGTCTCCTTCGTCCATAAACTGAGAAACGTTATCACTTGCCCAATACTTTGCTCCAGCATCTTTAATTCTTTGTGTTATTTTCTCACTAGTCTTCATTTCCCATTTCCTTAATTTTATTTTTTAGTTCTTCTATTTCCCTTTTGAGTTCGAGTTTTTCAATCTTTTCATTTGCTAATATTGTATCATCCATATGATGCTCGTAATCATCAGCAATCTTTTTGTCCAAATCCCTGTGTCTTTCTTCTAAAACCTTAAGATGATTGGACAGACTTTTTAATGTACTCATTGTCTTCCCTCAATATACCGTTTTCCCAATTCTCACATACATCATTTGCATAATGTATACTTTTATCACGAACATCAACAGTACCAAACGGTTCGTAATCTTTAAACAAGTGTACTACAAAACCATCTGAATTGTCAACCACTTCTGCCTTTTTTATTGTGTTTTTCATACCCACCAATCCTCATATGGAAATACTATCCAATTTTCTTCATCTGGTAAAACATTAACTGCTCTAAAATCTACAAATTCAAAATTACTGGATTCTTTAGCAAATATTGTAGCATACTTTACTTCTCCGTGCAACATTATTTGAGGTATATTTTCAACTTCATCGTGTATACCTTGAAGTGTTGCTCCTGAATCATTAATGTCATCAAATATTAAAATATTTTTGCCAATATAATGAGTTAGAATATGTTTTAATGTTTCTGCATCTTTGATGTCTCCATCTCTAGTTTGCCATCTGAAACCTTCAAACGGAACTTCATAATAATGACTTAGCATAACTCCACCTGTATATCCGCCTCTACCAGGCCCTAATATTACATCGGGTCTATAACCAGTCTTAGCCATCTCTCTTGTGATAGTAGACATATAACAGTTCCACTTATCCCAAGATACATAAGTTTTATCTACCATTACTCAATCTCCTTAAGATTTACAACTAAACTTTCATAACTTTCTGTATTTGAATACTCCTTACAAATTGCTGAAATATCTATATCATTAAACTCGCACCATTTAGATATACGTTGTGCAATGTTTACGTCTACTGAGGTATTAAAATTACCTTCTTGCAAATTGTTTTCAATTGGTGTATTATGCTTGTATGCTCTAATCATTTGTATTACAACGTGTTTGAGACCGTTTGTGAATGCGTTACTGATACTTCTAATCTTAGGATTTAATAGTTTACCTCTATTAACACATCTCAAATAAATCTCACCTGAAATTTCAAGTAGTTCTAATTCAACTGTATTTGTTTCAGGAAAAAAGATTACTTTGGCTACATTGAACACTTCTTTTCTAGAATCAAATTGTGTGTTCAAACAAAAGTAATTTATACTTTCCCAAATCTCTTTATCGTTTACAGGAAACAGTTCCTTTAAATCTATAATCTCGTTACCAACACCGATTGCTTTTACAACGTCCATAACTGGAACAGCACTTCTTTCGATTACTACGCCTGTTTTTCTCTGTTTAATTACACTCATTTCTTAACCCAATTATAATGTGTTCTCACCATTTCTTCTAAATCTAGTGTAGGAGTCCAATTTAATTTTTTACTGATTGCTGATATGTCTGCACTGGTGTAGTCTGGGTCTCCCACTCTTCTATCACCATTAACAACATCAATTTGTTTTCCTGTAATTGATTCAACAACTTTAATAACTTCAATAATACTTTTAGGATTACCTCCGCCACAGTTGAATACATTTATATTACCTGTATCTTCCATACCTACCATATTGTCAACACTCTTTCTAATTGCTCTAGCAACATCTACTACGTGAGTGTAATCTCTAACTGGTGTGCCGTCATTTGTGCTATAGTTTGTTCCATTTAGTGTAAACTGTTTATCGTTAATTGCACAATCAACTAGTATAGGAATAAGATGCATTTTAGGATCTAGAGTATAACCATTTCTATTATTTAAATCTGCACCTGCTACATTAAATGGTCTGATATGAGTGATGTTCAAACCAAATTCTGCAAAGTCATTAAGTATCTGTTCGCCATACATTTTAGTTTTGCCATACGGACTAACTGGAGTTAATGCAGTTGTTTCGTGTATAGTTCCATCTACATTAACTTCGTCAATGTCGCCGTACACACTACTTGAACTTATAAACACAAAGTTTTTTACTTCGTGTTCTATACAAGCACCTAATAATGTAATCAAATGAGATATATTATTTTCATAATATGTATGCGGTGTTTCAAAACTTTTACCAACCATAGTAGAAGCCGCACAATGTACTACTGCTACAGGCTTAAACATTTTCATAATTGCATTAACACCTTTGTTATTGATATCCTCAGGAAAATTAGTTATACCACTTGAAGTGGTAAATTTCCTAGGATTTCTATCTATACTGATAGGTGTATATCCTTTCTCTTCTAATTCCAAACACACTTGATGTCCAATGTATCCACTGCCACCTGTTACTATTACTGTTCCACTCATTTTGTTATCCTTTTAATATGTCATACATCTTAGAACCATCAAAGAAGTTATCTTTAAGAATCTTCCTTTGGTTTTCTACCTTATCTACCAATTCATCATTAGAGTCTAAGATATTTCTAATGAATGCAATAAGTTTATCCTTATTATTTAGGTAATTTTCCCAATTTTCTGTCCAAATACTTGGATAAAGAAAGTCTTGTATAGCCATTTCGCTATAACTTAATCTATCAGGAACAATAGGTGCTGAACCAATAATAGTTCCTTCGTACCAACTTATTCCTAATGTCTCTTGCAAGTTCGCACTGAACACTATTTTACTTCTGCTTAAAGCAAGATGATATTCATCCTTTGTAAAATTGTGTTCTTGTGCTATTACAAACTCCACATCATCCATCGACTCTGCAAGGTCTTTGAATATTTCGACTTGTTTTTCTGGTGCTAGTCTATGTGGGAACATCACCATATCCATCTTGTTTGTTGGTATGTTGTAATCAGATAATTCTTTATCCAAATACTCCATCGGCCAACCTACTTGATGAATCTTGCTACTATCCAATTCCGGAAATGCGTTAAGGAACATATCTATATGAAATTGTGTAGCAAAGAAGTTATCATCGAAGGTATTATACATTGCCTTTTCTGTATCTCTTACCCATTCCTCTTTATGACTAATAAGTCTTCCCAAGAAATCAGCAGGGTCATACGCACCGGCGTGCCACATACCTCCGAATTTAACATCTTTTTCTAGTAATCTAGCCATATACTTTGCTTGTAGAACTGTTGGGTTCCAAGCATCTGTATACAAGAAATAGTCGCCATCTTGTATTGTACCATCAGCAAACATTTGACTAATAGTCTTTAACTGTTCGCTTTTCCAATAATTCGTGCCACTAAAGTTGAGAAATGCTCCTGGAGTAGTATCTTTTGGAGCATCACTAGGACCTGTAATAACTTCGACTTCTAACCCTGCGTTTTGCATTTGCGTAGGCAAATACTTTTTCCACTGAGCAGTATATCTAGTTTCTACTGGTTCTATCTCAACTATATAAATCATTTATTATCTTCCTTGCTGTCGCCAAGATTACCATAATCAATTACACCAGTTACAGGTTCATTTAACGAGCCTGAATCTTGTGGCTCTTTATAATCCTTATCTGGTGTAATCTTAACGGTTTCCTTATCGGAGTCCATCTTAGTAAAACCTTGTTTTTTAATATTAGGCATTGTTCTTAGATTCTTGAATCTCGCCTCTTCTTGTTTTACAAAGTTTTGATATCTCCATTAATGCTTTTCTGGCTCTTGTGCCTGCGGCTTTGTTACCACTAGCAACGAACTTTTCGTTCTCTTCGCTATACTCTGCAAATAGAGTTTTTAGTTTTAAATGTACTTCTAAGTTGTCCATTATTTTTCTCCTTTGGTTATCGATTACCTTTCGGTTTTCTCCTACGCCTTCTAGGTTTCGGAGTGTATTGCTCTTCCTCATACTCTTGCTCCATTTGTTGCTGAGCATTCGTCATCACAAGTTTTGCCAGTACTTCTGGCGATTTTTCTTCTAATATAAAATCTTTAATTGCATTAGAAAAAATCTGTTCGGCTTCTTCTTCACTGAATTCTATAGTAATCTCTAATGTAGAGTCTACTGTTTCACCCATACTTGTTATTCTTGCCATTTAATCATCTACCTCTGGGTCGTAAGTTGATTGGCTATCTTCTTTATGAGGATTACCACCTTCATACCAACTACCCTCTTTATCATCATTGCTTTCAACGACATCATTGTCGTCCTGTAAAGAATCGAATACATCCAATATTGCGTCTGTATCCTCAAAATCTGGACCATCCTCATCATATGATACTGGATACTCCATTTCGCAACCGTTTTCATTATCTTCGGCTACTGAAATCTTTATGTAACGTCCTGGATACCTATCTTGTATCTCCTCCGCTAATATGTCTGCTATCATTTCGCAGGACTTGTTATTAAGTTGTATAACTTCTTCGTTATATAAACTTTCAAGCCATCTTTTAAATTGTATAAATTCGATGTCTCTGTCATCGTGAAACACTTCTATCCACACTTTAAAGTGGAATATGTGTCTGTGTTTGTATCCTAAAAAGGATACATCATACTCATCTCCTGTCGCTGTAGCAGGGTTTGTGTCTGCTCCCGGATAGAAGTGTATGCCTTCTTTACTAAATGTTACCCAAATACTTCTCATTATGCCTCCTTACTTGGGTCCCACATAACCAAGTTTTTCTTCTTTAGTCTATTAGTAATAATAGTATATCTATTTTGTTCTTCTTTCCATTCTTTTAACCATTTATGTCCATCACGTTCTGCATCAACAAAGATTGCATTGGTAAATGCCAACGGAAGTAATATAGCAACGTGTATAATAATACTTGCTACTGTGCTATATCCAAACCACCCTAAGTAGTTTGCCGCCAAGAATCCAAAAAACACACTCCATACTGTAAACAGTACTAACATAAAGTATGTCTGTAAACTTGGGTCTTTAATTACACTTAATGGATTGTATCGCACATCCATTACACGTCTCCAGCCACTCACAAGACTCATTACAGTCCTTCTAAATAGACTAGGCTTGTTTATACTTGGTTCTATCATTTATTCTCCTTGTAGTCTTACTCTGATGTATTCTTTAATAACGTGCAAACCATATCCTAACCAAGTTAGTACAAGTATGCTAAAGAATAATAACTTTATTTCTACCATTTAATACCTATTGTAACACCTAAAATATTATTGTCAATCGGATCTTCTGTATAGGTATTTGTTATTCCTAAAACTAAACCATTATCAAAATTGTAATTCAACGACGTTTCATTTCTTACATAGTCTTCTGCTTCGTCACCAAACTCAACTAGATACTTATTGGTAAAGTTTACCTTATCAGACAGTTTATAGAAAAACCATAAACTGTTTCTGTAAATTATTTCATCTACTAAGTCACTAGTTAAGTAACCTATTGAAAATTCATTACTTGCTTTGAACTTTTCAGTTCTCAATAACTTGTAACCGTAACCAAGTGCCATACTAATTCTTTGTTCATCGGTTCTAAACTTGTCTACATCATACGAAGATGTATTAACAATATAATGCTTTGGAGCAAAGGAATAAATTAATTTATGATTAAAATATAACTCGTTAGTGCTTTCAACATCACTTTGAGTTTGGTACATATAGTCTAATTCTAATGCCCTTTGCCAATTACCATTTTCTGTTGAACTATCAAATGCAACTTTAAATGTTGCGTCATCACTGTTTACAAAAGTACCACCTACTTTGGCACTACCTTTGGCAAGAACATTCAAAGAAAATATTGTTAATAAAAATACTCCAAATAAAAATAGAACTGCTTTTTTAATTCTGCTCATAGTGTTCCTTTTCTATTGGTTCTAAATCTTCTGCTTTTTCTAGTACAAATTGTTCTTCTTCTGCCGCCCATTCTAACCTACTTTCCAAAATACCAAATGCTTCATTTAATTCTATTCCATCTGGGTCCATTATCCAATAATCGTCACTTTTATCTGATATGGTTACACTTTCATCTAGTGTGCCTGCAAAATCCATTGCTGGCTCATAAAACATTAAGGTTGCAGTAAAGTCTGGATTGTTATCCAAAAAAGTTCTTACTGCTTCTGCTGGTGGACTCCACGCACTCTGGAAAGGGCCACTCAGATGTGCCCAATCATCTCCATCTTGATAGAACTCAAAGTGTTGTACTTCGTCTTCACTAATTTCCCACTTAGTACCCCAAGTGTTTACAGCAGTCATATACTCCCACTCTCCTATAGGACTAAGTGTTTCTAGCATACCTTTACTACTAAAATCTTCTTGTAACTTTTTAACTTCCTCAGAAGGTCCTTCTAAGTGTATGTAATTATCGCACCAGTTTGGCATATTTTTCTCCTATCATATTTTCTAAGTTTCCTGCTTCACTTTCTGCTTGGTCAATATCTTGAAAGTTCCACTCAGCAAGTCCACAGTCGTTACAATCATACCCTACTTCAGTTTCAGTTGGCCCACTACTTTTACAGTCGTGCCACCAAAATTGTAACTTATCATTTATTATACCAGAATTCTTGGCAGAAGTCAAGTCCTTATTTAACAACTTTGTCTCCTACATATTCAGAAAAGTCTGTGTATGTTTCTCTACTTCTTAAATCGTGTAAACTATGACACCATACACCACTGTTAGAACCTTTAAAATGTTTATCATCTAGTTTAATTGTGGCGTTGTAGTTATGTTGGTTTATATATGGTAGAGGTACACTAATCATACTAACAAACTTGTTGTATTCTGTCCAACTATTTTGTAAAACGTCTTCGGCATATTTTACATTGTAATCCAATGTTACCCAATAACCATATGCTATTAAATCTAAAATAGTTCTATTCCATTCTAACCAATCATCTCTAGATTCAGGAGCAAAACAATAACCACACCCTAAATAAATGTGATTCACTTTGTGTTTTTTAGCACGTTTATCGATATCCTTAGCACTTTGGCATCCAACTACAAATAAAGTTTTAACACCCTTTAGCGGAGTGTTCTCAACTTCTACGCCTGTGAAGTAAGTTGGATTTTCGCCAAAGTTTTCTCTACCATCTATTGTTGCCATTTTATATAACCTCGTGAATATGTTTTCTTTCTGTCATTTGCATCTGTAAATGCTAATTCTAATTCTGTATCTCTGTCGTATTCTTTTGTCCAAAGTGTGTTAGTGTTAATTATTCCATCTCTAACAAGTTCAACACCTAACACCATTGCGTCTATAAAGTTTGCATCTCTAGGACTAGGAAATAATATTTTTTGATTTTCCCATAACATTTTGCTAGTATCAACACTTAATTTATCTGTTTTTTCTGCACATATTAAATGTATACCATTTGGTTTTAACATTGTATATTCGTTAATGTATTTAGGTTCTGAACTAATATCAAATACTGCATCAAATATAAAATTACCATTATCTAAATCTGACTGTTTAAGAAATGTACACTTTGTTTTATTCCAAAACTTTTTATTACTGCTACCTATTACGTAGACGTGTGGCTTACTAGGGAGTGCATACTCTAATGTTTTGTAAACTACCTGTGCTAAAAAGCCAGTACCTATAATTAAATATTTCTTTCTTTTGAAAAATGTTTTAGGTTGTCCCATAAACATTCTCAAATAATTATCTACTATATTAATACCACAAGCAACTGGCTCTATGATATATTTAGGATCTGCTTCAGGTACTTTAACATAAGTACCATATTTTGCAATATACTCATCTGCAAAACCAGGCTCTCCTCTGGTAGCAACATAATCACCTACTTTAAAAGGTAGTTCAGGATTCGCAACTTCTGTAATAACACCTAAGCATTCGTGTCCTTGTATTTCTTTTGGTAGTGTAGTAAATGTACCATTATACATAGCAACATCACTTCTACAAACTCCTGTGTAAATACTTTTAACTTTAACATCGTCGCCTGTTAATTCTGGTAAATCGTATGTAGTGTGATTAATATCTTGGTTACCAGTAGTATAAAATAATCTATTAGTCATTCTCTTTATATTCCTCTAACTGTTTGTGTATCCATAAATCAATTTGTTGATGCCACTCATATGGATCGTTTGGTGCTTCTTGTAGCATTGTGCCATATGCTTCATTTGGACATAATCCAAAGGGCCATCTAAGACTAGAACCATCTGCAAAATTAAGATTAATAGATTGGTCATCTATGCCTTCTTTCCAACTTGCTTGTATAGTAATAGGTATGTTGTTTAAACTATAAATGTCTACAGCCTTGTCGCAGACGTCGTATACGCCATCTTCTTTGTATACGCCATATGCAGTACCACTTATATTTTCTAAGTTCCATTTTTGTACCTTCCAACTTGAAAAACGTTCAAACTGATTAGGCTCTTCATCAAATAAATGTAACATAAAACAGTAAAGATGTGGAAATAAATCGTGTGCAACTCCTCCCCAAGCAAACTTACTGTTTGTACTCCAGTTACCTGGATTAGGTATTCTGTCTTTGTTTAACCAATTTATAGTAACATCTGTGACATCAAACTGCCCTGAAAACTCATCTAGTATTCCATAAGTGTCTCTATACAAATTATTCTTTACTAACATTATTTTGCTGTTAGGAAATCTATCTATAGCATCTTGCCAGTCTTGGGCACTAGGCAAACCAGGCTTCTCTACAAAAATATTTGTAACACCTGCTTCGCCTAATTGATTTAATAATTCTAAATGGGTGTAATTAGGAGTGCAAATTACTGCCAATTCAAAATCATTATTTGAAATTGCATCATCTAAGTCCTCATAATCAGGATTAGTAAGAGCATTGTGCTTGTCAACAGTTACAACATCATACCCAACCTTTTTCAGTTGTGGTAAGTATACGTTATAACCTATGCCGCCAAGTCCTACTAATACTGCTTTAGGCATTTTTAAACTCTGCCTCCAGGTTTGCTAACACTTCATCATTTTCATCAAATGAATTATCATCTGCTTCTGTAACTTCTTCCTCAAATAAACTTTGGAATAATTTGTTATTGCCATCTTTATGAGGATTATTGTTTAGTGCTTCTAAGAATAATGTTGCTTCGTCAAGTAGTCCGTGTGGATCTTCACTAGCAAAAAGTTCTTGTACAAAAGTATTAAAGTATAGAATGTTTCTAGGAACCCATTGACTAAACTCTTTACTTTTATCACTTCTTTTAACTCTTTCCCAATTTCTCCAATCTGGTTGATACTCTTGTATTTCTATTAATGCTAATTGATTTGCTCGTTGTACTGCTCTAATGTGCATATAAACATTGTGTATCATTAAAATACCATATGTAAAACTATCCCAACTTGTTTTACCTTCTTTACCAATTTTGTTTAACATACCTGGCTTATACCAGTTTACATCTTTTACTTTTGTTCTAAGACCAACTGGACTTTCAAACGGAAACGGTAAGTCTCCAATGTTTTCATTGTTAAGTTTGTTGTCAAAACACTTGTCCATTAAGTAACTTTGCCTATCTGCACTTAAAATAGTTTGCGAGTAAACTAAACCGTTTGCACTACTGATAAATGGACTTGCACTATCAAAACTAATTGTAATATTAGGATTAATTTTTCTAAGTTCTCTTTGAATTATAGTAAACATTACTGCCCAATCTAACTTACTTGTACCAAGATAATGTATCCAATCTTTACCTTCAATATTGCCATCATCTCTCATTACAATAAGACGTTTAAGACACATCTTCATATCTCTCATATGATTACCACCCATTGCCCATCCTTCAAATGGATAGTCTTTTACTGCGTCATACCATATACTAGCATCTTCCCAATGTGTGCCTTGCAATACATTTAAGAATTTTGTTTTGCCTTGTCTGTGTTGTACAAAGAAATCGTTGTTATGTAATGTACATTTTAAACATTCATCAAAGTCTTTGAGTCCTGTACGTTCCCTTAGTTCAGGCTTACTTGCCCAACTAGGTACATCAAGTGTCATACTCCAGTCTGCTGTATGCTCTAACCAGTTTAAAATTTTATGTCTTGTTTTGTCAGCATCTCCTTTGTATCCAGGATCGCCTGGCTTCTCAAAAAAGTTTTCCCAGTCAAATTTAATAACACCTTTACCAATTTGGAAACCTCCAGAGTCTCCTAGTATCATAGTGTTTTCTCTATCACGGTCCTGAATAATATATTCTAACTTCTTGCTTTTCTCCATATCGAGATAGGCGTGTCCTGCCGAATATAAACCCATATTGTATTTGAAATAACCTTTGTCTGCATCTAAAAAGTTTAGACCTTCAAAGCCGTGTTCGAAGCCTTCTGGAATCCTGCCATCAGGGATATAGCCTTCTATGTGTTTACATCTGCCAAGTAGTTCTGTATAGAAACCACTAATAGCAGGCAAATAGACTGCAAAATCACCTCTGTGTTTGGATAAATCCATTTTAACTCCTTGCTGGTAAGATGTATGTATATGCTCCTATACCACTATCGATATCGATTTGCATTGCTCCTGCTTCACTGAAACTTACTACACAATTACTGCTATCACTTAATCTAAGTATAGTAATAACTTTAGATAGTTCCCAACTCCAAGTGCCTTTAAGGTCACCTTCGACATTGTCGTTTACTGGGATCTTAGAACTGTCACCGTTTGGTTGTCCTATAATAAAGTGTAGTAAACCATCTTCTACTTTAGGTGTAAAACTGTTTTCATACACACCTAAAATGTTGTTAAAGAAGCCTAAGTCTTTTAAGTTCTTTTGACTAGGTACAAAACTGACGTCCCAATCAACATCTCTCATTTTAACGTCTTTTAACTGCTGGTTAACTACATCTGCTAACATAAAGCGGTACTTTGCATTATGCCCTTCTGCACTTTTAAACTCGACTTCAACTGGAATATCTTCTCCATTTCTTTCTTGTTTATTAATACTAACAGTTGCATCGTCACTATCAAAGCCTGGAAACTTTAGTAGTCCATCAATAACTGTCATTCTACTTAATCCTATTGTTGCGTCAATAAAGTCGCTAATTGGATTATGTAATTTACCCTGTATGATGACGGTTTTATCTTGGTCCATAGCAGAAATTGTTGTTTCTGTGTCTGTTCCAGATACCTTCACCATTTCAACAAATCCTAATGCGTGGGTATGCTTTAGGATGTCTTTAAAAATATCTTTTATCATTAGTTCACTCCTGTAATTTAGATATTATACATTTATTATTTAGAAAAGTCAATGTCTTTTCCACCATAATTTTAGTCTGAGAATGAGAATAAATCGTGAAACGTATTACTAGTCTGCATTTGACTAAAGTCCCACTTCAACACATTCAATAAATTGTGTACCTTTTTGTCGACTACTTTCTTTTCCATTTCATCTTCGTCGAAAGGTAACTTCTTAAACCAATCAGGTAATTGCAATTCATCTGTTGGATATGCAATACTGCTGAATCCCATATTGTTTGATTTTAACTGACATACAACAACTTTCATACCGTCAGTAATTTTCATACTGTAGTTGTCTGAATTAGCCAGTAGCATATTATTCCAGTTGATACTTGCTCTAACGTGTCCTGGAATAGTTGCTTTCTTTTTCTTTTTACCATCTTCTTTTAGTGCTTCTAACCTAAACAAAGACTGGCTATTTCCTGGCGTTTGTACTGTTTTATTGTATACTTCTGTATATGTAGTTAAGTTATTGACACGTTTAGGCATACCCTTACTCCAAGGATCCATACCTTTAAATCCTTCTTTGAATATTCTAATGTGTCCCATTATGGTTTTCTCATCTCCACCATCTAGAGTTTTAGCAAGTATATCTTCTAAGAAGTCTTGTACAAACTCTGGAGTATCTGACCTTTTAATATCGAGACCCATAATCTTAAGTTTTCCACCTTCTGGTTTCCATCCTTCTAAGTCTAATACATTAATAGCATATCTCTTTTTAGTAATAAACAATCCTGCTCTACCAACTACTTCTCTACCTGCTTTAATAACTTCGCCTTGATGTAAAGGCACGTTAAAGTCATTCTTCATAAAGTTAGGAAAACTTTTACTAACTGTATCTGATACAGAATCATACAACTCTGTTGCCATTTCTAAATCCATTTGTGTGCCTTCGGGCAATGCTGGTGCGGCTGAGAAATACACAGAGTCAGTATCACCATATATAATTGTTTTGCCTTGATGATTATACTCGCCTGTAAGCAGTCTATTTGTTTCTGCACCCATATGACGTGTAATACGTCTACCTGTAAGTGTAGTACTCTGACCTATTCTCATATCAAAGAATCTACAACCTGCATTAAGAATCGCTCCATATAAACTGTTCAAGTTAATCTTTTTGACCAACTGACGTTTATCATAGAATGCAATTTGTTCTGGATCTGTTTGTTCTTTTTTCTTAGCCTGTAAATCTTGTCTTTCTGAATACCAACGTTCAAGTAGTCCTGGAACTATGCCTTGAACATCAGTTCTAAACAAAGTGCCATTAGCACTCAAACACCAAGGTTGATTGCTGTTAAATACTAAATTGTAAACGTCAGCACCAGTTACTTCACTGCTTGAACCATCTTCCATATCTATTATAATAGGTCTTGTAACATCTTTTTGCATAACAAGTTCATACTCATTACTACCAAACTTACCTAACCAAGCATCAGCAAAACTTTTGCCTTCAATCATTATTTTGTCGTTTATTTCTTTTTCAGTGTGGACTGGTCTTAATTGACCTACTACTGTTTCAGGAGCCATATTCAGTGCCCTAAACACACTAGGATACAGACTGTTTAAGTCCATACTGCCTACCCAATCGTGTAAACCTTTTTGTGGGAAAGCAACAAAGGCACCTGCCGCCTGTGTGTTCTCTTGCCTTTCTCTTATTCTATCTGGAACAACCATACCACGCCTATGTGCTTCATTGATAATTGCTTGTTCAGTTGTTGCCACAGCACCCATTGTGGTTGGAAGTAATACAGTATTGTCGTGTGCAATAGTGTTTGCTAAATCAATAAACTGTAATTTGTCATCAATCTTTTTCAACAACATTGTATCCTGAATGTTATATTCTAAAAACAGTTCAAAGTCGTGATTATAAAGTCTATCTAAACTTCCTTCATACGGAACTTTCTTTTCATCGACTTCCATTTCACCAATAAAGTCTAACCTATAACTGTGTCGCTCTTCATAGTTATATTTTCTATAAAGTTCCAAATAGTCCAAATGTACTCTACCAATCAAATCATATGTTTCAGTTTCTCTTCCGTGATTTATATACTTTCTTTCTTTAGGCAACATATCCCACAAACACATTTTTCTTGTTTCGCTTTTGCCTAAAACTTTGATTATGCGATTTATTGTGTAAGGAATATCATAACCTTCTGAATTCCAACCACTTAATATATCTGCATCTTCTATTAGTACTAAGAACTTCTGTAACAATTCTTTTTCATCTTTACATATAATTGTGTTACCCACTTTGTCTGCAATTTTATTTGCTTGTTCGCTGTCTAACGTCTTTGGAGCAACTGCTAAACAAACTATAGCATCACACCAGTTTAATACAACTGCTACCGCTGTGATGGGCATAAATGCGTCTTGTGGAGAACTATACCCTCTTTCAGGGTCAAAGTCTACCTCAATATCAAAGAATGCAGTATGTAGTTTTGGTGCTTCAACACCTTGGTAGTGGTCAGAAATGACCCTATTGATTGGACGTAAATCACTTTCAAAAAGTTTTTTACCTCTATTGAATGCTATGTTCTTTTGAAAGTCTTTGTGAGTTGAACAGGTAATTTTACTTACAGAATCACCGTATATGCTTTTGTATTTTCCTTTTGGATCTTCTGCATAAAAATAATATCTAGCCGGATGTTCTACATATTTACGTTTACCATCTATTCGCTCTACGACATTTACTTTGTTCTTTTGTTTGTCGTAATACGCATCAACGTAACTCATATATCAACTCCGAGCACCACTTCAGGCTGGCACAATACCAAATATTAAAAATTAATTATAGCAAAAACTTTGACTGATGTCAATTATAATGTTTTGCCTACTACTTCTAAGATAGTTTCAAGTTCATCGAACTTATCTCTTTCTGTTCCTAAGGAAGCCTTGTGAGCAACTCTAATCGCTTTGTTTAGTGTACCTGCATTTAGGTCCATTTCTTCTGCGATTGCTTTGACTGTATCACGAAGTCCTTCTTTGAGGGCGTCCATTTCGAAATGAACTTGCATACCTTCATTGACTAATTTCTTTAGCCTTGCGACTTCTTCTTGATTAAATGTTTTGTTAAATGCCATTTATTTCTCCCTGTGTATGTAATTATCTGTTTAAACTATTATATAGTCTAAGAATTGGTAAGTCAATGGATTTTTTTTTAAACTGTGGTACTTGCTTCAAATTCGAAGTCAAGTTCTGGAAATTCTTCTAGTAACTCATCAGAAATATCAGTGCCTTCTGCTGATGATATATCGTCTTGTAATAATATTTCGTATGCAAACATATCTTCTTCTTGATAAACTAATACATCAAATTTATCTTCCTCGCCACTAGACACTTGCATCATCTTCTTAGTGTCTGCTAAACTGTTTACAATATTGAAATATTTAGTAATGTCAGGCCCAGCCAATTTCTCTTTGGTTATGAGCCTGCAAAAGTTTTTTATAAACTTGTCTTCCATTACAATTACTTACCTTTACTAAATGCTTGGGCACCAAAAAATGCGGCAACAATACCAGCAACTGCTACAAAGTATGTAGCCGCCATATCGCCTAGTATTTTACTAGCACTTTCTAATCCAAATAATACTGCTAATACTACAGCAAATGGATATAAAAGCATACCACTTAGTGCGAACCAAGCCATACTTCTTTGTGCGTCACGCATTGCATCTAAGTCTTCAAGTTCTTTTCTTTTGAACTCTAGGTACATTTGCTCTTCTGCTTTTGAAACCTTTCCATCTCCATTTGTATCAGCCGGATGGTGTACTGCTGTTTTTGTTTCTTCTGCCATTGTGTTCTCCTACTAACTACTTATGACTGTTCTGTCTGTCACTCGACGCCAGTTTGTGCCATCGCTAAATGCCATTACTGCGCCTCCTGACTCGTTAGGCACAAATATCATATGCCCTGTATATGCAGATGCATCAGGTACTGATGCAACTTCATACTGTGGAAACTCAACTGGTCCTCCACTTGATTCTACTACACCGTAATCACTATTTACTAATGCTACAACGGTATCAGTTAATGAACCGTATTCGATTGTGTTTGTTGTTGAACTAGTAATCAATCCGTAATCGCTTACTGTTTCAAATATAGGCGATGATACAATACTTGCATCAACTTCACCGAATGTTAAATTGCCAGTAAGTTTCGCATCTATGGCACTATTTGCTCTGGCATCAGTATAGTAAAGGCTAGTTGAACCTTCTTTGATATCATCTGAATCTTTTGTTGCTAATAAAGTATTTACTCTAGCATCAGTGTAGTAAAGATTAGTTGAACCTTCTGATAAATCATCTGAATCGTTATCATCTAAATCAACTTTTACTGCACTTTCTGATTTTGTGTCTTTGGCTAATGCTTTTTGCTCAAACTTACCGTCTGAACCTTTTCTCAAAACAACTTTGTCGTTACCTGTTCCTAATTCAATCTCATCTACAACAAGTTTTCTTTTTATGCTAGTGTTAGCACTATCTGAAAAATCTATTTCATTATCTGATGTTACACTGATTGCTGTTGTGCCTATATTGATAGTACTACCACTTAGGTATAAATCATTAAATCTGTTTGAACTTGTTCCTAAATCGTAAACTTCGTTTGCTGTGGGAACAATATTACCTGTTATGCTTACATC